AAAAGTTACACTGGCGGGTCCACCTAACACCTCTAAACCAAAAGAGGTCCAGTCGAAAGCCGACATAGTTGTCGTTGCTTCTGAATACTTACGAAAAGATTCAGCGGCTGAACCAACAGGTTTAGAAATGAAAGTGGTACTAAAACCAGCAGTTAGAGTTGTTGACGTATCTTCAAGGTTGTTATTCGACATTTGTGGAATAACCATGTTGACTGCAGCGTTGTTCGTAGTGAAGGTATGGACGAGACCTTGACAGTTTGTCGCGGATAGAACTGATTTAAAGTTCACACCCCAACTTACTATACGGACCTCATCAGCATTCGTGTTAATGAATGCAGAACCAGCATTTGTGAACCACGTAGATCCTACAGTACAATTACTAGCAGCAATTACGGAACCTTGCCAACCATATCGGCCCAAACCTGGGACAAATAGGTAAAGCGCAGCTCCAGCTGCATCTGTTTGTAAAGTAGCTTGACCACGGACCTGAAATGCAACTGTACCAGCACCTCGCCCATCAGGATGATGAGCATTACGTGCGGCAGGGCAGAATGGATCAGTGATCGAACACGCGACCTTGGTGAAATGATTGTGCAACGGATGTTGTCTTTTGACAGATAATTTAGAGTTTTTAGAACCCTTCTTCTTGCTCTGACTTGACGTAGAAGATTTGGATGTATTTTTATTATTGGTTTTTGATTTTGTCATCTTTGACGTAAATAACGAAAATCGAGGATAAAGATTATTTCTTTTGTATGGAATTCCCCAAAGAAAATAGGGGGACTATTCATCAGGATGTCCTTAATCGGTAAATCAAGGTAGAGCCGTGTAGTCTCTCGGCATTTTGTTTAGCACGTAAATGTTTACACTGTAAATTAATACAGAAACGTTTTGGTCTGTTTAAACAATCCTAACTCCATTACACTATCTCATAGAATCAAATCGACGAATCAATATGACGAAACCCTAAAGAGAATTTCATATGAAATTTTCGGCTGTGTGAGCCGGCTTCTTTTGATCTTCATAGAAGATCTTTCTGTTATAAATAACAGCCCTTAGAGGAGAAACAAAAGCTCGCCCAGGGGGGACGCCAGTTTTAAGACATGGTCGGTCTATGAAGCTCCTAGAATTCAAAGAATAAACTTTCTTTAATTCTAATAGAGTGAAACGGTGGACAGGGAGCCATCTTTGTTCCAACTAATCTAATTGTCCAATACTTACGTATTGTTTCATCAGACATGGGTTGAAACCTAGAATGGTGTTTCAGGTGAGTACACATCTTAATTGTACCAGCATCAGGATTCATCATATGTGAATCTTGCATAGCATGTGAAATATATGCTAAGCGTTCTAACCAAGGATCACGAGCATCAGGATCAAATGAGATATCAACCTCATGAGATTCTAACACAGTGTCACCTTGTCGAACTACTGGATTTAAGACACCAATAATATTAAAACGATTTGAACCATTTTTAAGAAATAGTTCAGAGGATCGAAATAATAATAACTTTGGATTACGTACAAACATCGCAGCAACCAGACGTTGCCCACGTGTAACCTTCATTGTATGTGGAGCGTGTTCGATTGGAACACCATAACCACCGAGATGAACTGGTAAATACCAATTTGGTTGAAACCACTTATATGTACGAGTGTACATACTAAAACGTTTCATTGAATAAGGGATCACAGAAGCTGTCCACGGTGTTAATGTGGCCATCTTTCCAAGATCTTT